ATAAGGATCGATGTAAACCTTAATACCACCAGAGATAGTACCAGCAAAAGTAGTACCAGTATCGTCTACGTTAAGACCTGCGTTACCAGAAAGTGCTGGAGTGTAGTCCAACATACCAGTTGCAGCAAGAGCAGCAGCTACGTCTGAAGAAACCAGAACGAAGTTACCTTTACCGCGACGAGTCTCTTTAGCAATAGTATTAGCTTCACGCTGAAGTTGTACCAAAAGACCTTTATATTTCTCTTGAGACCAACGGCCATCTGCGTCAGTATCCAAGTCGAAAGTACCAGCAGTAGTAATATCAGCTTGCTGAGCACCAAGCTTAGCTTTAAGGTTGATAGTACGAACTACTTCACGGTTGATTTCTGCAAGAATTTCTGCAGAAAGGATGTTAGCCAATTCAGACTCAGCATCCAAGCCGTGGATTGCTTTAAGGTCTTGAGCCAATTCCATTGTGTATTCTGCTTTTAGAGCACGGCTCTTAGCAGTTACAGTAGCTTTCTCGATTGAGAATGCCATTTCATTGAAATCAGCACCAACGCCATCGCCCAATGCTTCTGCAGCTGCAGTAGACATAGGAGCACCTGGAGTGTAGTCATCTACAGTGTCAGCATCTGCAGAATCGCCACCGAATGGATCAGATGAAGCAGTAGCCGAACCAGAAGCAACGCCTGAGAACGAAGTATCAGCTTCGTTGAACAATGCTTCAGTACCAGACTGAGTAGAGTAGCGAGACTTCATAGCGAAGATCAAGCCAGTAGGACCATTCATTGGCTGAACGCCAGCGATGTCGTATGCAATAAGGTTAGGCATAGAACGACGAACCAATGAGATCAAGATTGGATCCCAGTTGTCGATTGCAGAACCAGTTGCGTTAGTTGGAGCCGCTTCGTTCAATTGGAAGTTCTGATGGCCGCGCTCTTCAGCAATTGCCTTTTCAGTGTTTTCCAACAGAGCAGCAGTTACCTGCTTGCGGTAGTTGTCACGGAATTGTGGTGCTTCCTCAGCATTAAGGACAGGGCCCCACTTTTCCATCAAAGTATCAGATTTGAACATTTCTTTGTTCTCCTATTAGTTTGACTTTTTAAGTGCGTTTAAATATGCGGCCATACGATTAGATACTTCTTGAGTTTCTTCTACAAGAGCAGTATCTTCTTCGATTTCAGCAGCTTTAGTTTCTTTGAAGTATGATTCTTTGATAGTATTAACCTTTGCAACAAAAGTTTCTACATCGCCGAAATCAACGTCTTCAACCAAAGACTTAAGCTTCTCAGCTTGTGCCTCTGAAAGACCAACAGATGATTCACGGATAATTTGGTCACGAGTTAGTTTTGCAACAGACTCAGCCAATTTAATGTTATCGTCAATCTTTTCATTCAAGCTTTCTTCCAGCTCGTCTACCTTGTTAGATAATTCATCTACAAGATCAACTTTGCTTTCAGGTACTTCAATGTAATTCTCAACGAATACACCGTGAAGAGCAGACATAAAGTTCTCAGCAATTTCAGTACGTAAGCCTGATTCTATTGCAACCTTATTATCTTCCATCCACTGTTCTACTACGTAGTTGAGGTAGCCATCAACTTTTTCGACCAGATCAGCTTCGATTTTAGCAGTTTCCTCTGCAAGTTCTTCAGCATATTGCTCTTCTAAACGGTCAACGTGTTCCGCTAACTTAGATTTAAGAGCTGCTTCGAAAATTACAGAAGCCTTGTCCTTAAAGCCTTCTGATAAAGTAGCCTCTGAATCTGCAAGTGCGTTCAGATCTTCAGCGAAGTTCTGTTCCATAACTGCATCTTCATCAACTTCAGAATCTTCCATCACCTTAGAATAAGCTGCTGAAAGATCTTCTTTCTTCATTTTGGACATCTTAGTGTACGCTGCTTGAAGCATGCCAGCTTTAGTTTTAGGCGTAGGTTCTGCAGCTTTTGCAGGAGCAGATTTTTTAATCTCACCCGCTACATCACTTGCAGCTTTTTCGCCGTCTACTTCAGCTTTGCCAGCACCTTTAGCTGTTGGTGCTGATGCTTCTTCCAGTTCCTCGCCAGAAACTTCAACCGATGTTTCAACGATTTCATCCTGGAGTTCGTCAACTACGATGTCGTCATTTTGCATGTCAGACATGTGTTTTTCTCCCTAACGAGTTAAAGTTTTGAGAGGAAATCTTTGAAGGCTTTCATTTGAAGATTAGGATCTCCAACTGCCTCTTTGATCTCAGTCTCGAACTGTTCAATTTCTTGCGTGTGTTGTGCCCTTAGGATACCATTATCCCAGATCCACTCAACACCTTCCATAATTCCATTGACAAAAGCCTCTGGAGCAGAAGGGTCTTGAACAATATCAACTGCATTCAACATAAAATCTTTGTTGACTACATTAACACCGCCCTTATTTGCAAGACTACCCATACCACGACTAGAGACACCGACCGTAACGCCACCTTCCATCAAACCTTTTACAATTTGACCCATAGGAGTGTCAAGAATCTGTGCCTTACCCACAACATTATTACCTTCCCACTTGAGTTCGGTAATTTTGTGAGATACTTTATCCAAGTTAATTGTAGGACCATCAGGGTGATTTAACTCACCAAC